AGTTGTTTTGCTACCACGAAGGAAGCTATACATTGAATAAGGATGGTACTTGTTGCAAGTGCCATAGACCACCAAAGCCACAAGCAAAATAATTGCCTACAACACCAAGCAAACGAGCGTGAGGTACGAATGATCTTTTGCGACTGTTAGCGAGCGTTTTAATGCTCGGTGTTTATTTCTTATATTTGTGTTATGGAAATTTACCTACCAAAACAAATAGGACTAGCAGACGGGGCTGAGGAACTGGTGTCGGTTGAAGATGCAAAGTCTTGGGCGGCTATTGACACGTCTTTAGACGACACAATTATAGGCTCAATAATAGTATCTGCTAGAGAAATGGTAGAGACTTTTATATCAAAAGATTTAATATCAAAACAAAGAATATTATACGTAGACAAGCCAGAGTATGACGGAGAGAAGTATATGGTGTTTTTGCCTTATACTGCTAAAGAGAACTCTGTGGTTGTCACGTCTGGCACTACAACACTAACCGTTAATACAGACTACGAGTTTGTAGGAATCGAGGGGGATTATATTCAATTCTCTACCCTTTTTACGGACGTAAGTATTTCGTACGACAGTAACCCTATTGTAAGCCCCTCTGAGCTATCTTTAGCTAACGCTGCGGTAAGGGTATTGATTGAACAAATCTACGACAACAGAGCGAACCTAGAGGGCGACAGTGACATTCTGATAATGGATCAGAACGTTAGACAAATGTTAATCCCTATAAAGATGATGTACGCATAATGGCAAACAAGAGAAACAGATTAAGGGATAGCTTTACCGTAAACAGTACAACTACAACCAAAGCCGCAAACGGAGATTTGACGGAGGTCGTTGATAGTCAATCTACTTTTAGGTGCTATGTCCTTCACAGAGAGTCAGTCCTTGTCAATAGAGGCTACGAAGTTCCACAGATTGAGTTTGATTACGTTCTCGAAGTTAGGAGTGAAACCTTAGCCTCTTCTGGGTTGGTTAAGGCGAGTAGGCTAACGACAAGTAAAACTGGCTCTACTGTTTTTCAAGTAGTCCAGACTATTAGCGATACGCTTCGTAAGTCAAAGATTTTTATTAGTGCAACAGAATAATTCATAAAATCCTTTGTTTATAGTTCTTAAGTTCTTAATATTGCTTTATGAAAGCGAACGAATTAAGAATAGGAAACTACATACTCAATGATGGCGTAGTAGTTAAGGCTGACGGGAGAACGATCTTCGATATATGGTCGGGCACATCAAAGAAGTATGAACCCATCCATATAACAGAAGAGTGGCTAATCAAGTTTGGGTTTGAATATGATCCAGATTACGAAGGATATGAGTTAGCAGACGGTCTTTATTTTGAATGTGATAAAACAAGTGGTGTTACGAAGTTTTATATTAAAGGGTTTGAACACATTAAACACGTCCACCAACTCCAAAACCTTTATTTTATTGGGTACGGAAAAGAACTAGCAATAACAATATGAGAAACACAGAAACAAAAGACGAATTTGGGTCAATAGTAAATATAGGAGACTTAGTTTCAATACCTAGTCCTAGTGGGGTTTTACTAGACAGAAGAGATTTGATACAAGGTAGGGTGACTAAAATTTACCCTAAATCGGTAGAGGTTTTTATAAGAACTGGTCAAGGTGGATTTATGAAGGTTTTTGCAAGAAGTTTTATTCTTATACCAAAGAAGCCAGATATTGAAATAGAGACTGAAAATAATAGATATAGGGTTTGGTATAGTTTCTACCGAACCAAAAGCCTAGACAAAAAGGTTGTATTCCAAACGACTTGCCGAATCAATATTGGCGGACTAGGCGATTTCTTTGGGTCTGTCACTAATCATATAGAAGACAAATTTGACTCCACCGTCGGTAAAATAGAAGCCAGCAAAAAGGCATTCTCCGTAGTGGAAGATAAGAAAGTAAAAAGAGCACTTTGGGATAAGTTGTTAAAAAGAGGGGTTATTTAGACCCCTTTATTTTATTCAGCATATTGTTTGCTCCCTCTAGGGAAGAAAATCCACCAGAAATCTTTTGAACCTTTTTAGGTAGATATTTGTATCCAATTATTTTGTATATATCAAACTTACCGTTTTCGTTTACTTTTATCTCGTATTTCATAACTACCTAGCTTTGTGATTAATGTCTATGTTTATATTGCAGTTGTAAATGTCAAAGGGAAAATTACTCCTAACCATTATTTTACCAGAATTACTTTCCCAAGTGTTTAACGTATATGCACTAGACAAAGAATATAGTATCGCTCTTTGCTCACCAATACCTTTAGGGAAGTCTTTAGTGTCTCTGTATAAGTTTGCTAGATTTGCTGGTGTGCCAGTACCGCCAGTTATGTCCACCCATATCTCTATTATCTGAGAGTTGTTTGTTGGTTTCGCAAAGAAGTAAGCCATTATGTCTATTCCATCACCATTCCTACCTCTAATTTCTAAATAATCATAAGTACCATTGTTAGCAACATCAGCAAGAACTCCGTTTACATAATTTGGTAACTGACTAGTCAACGCAGTATTTGCGTTGTTGGGTAATTCGTGATCTATATTAGCAGCCAGCGTTATTGCTCCAGCAGCATCAGGTGCTTGCGAGTCTATATAACTAGCCCAGCCCGTTGGTAAGGCTGACGAGCCAGCCAACTTAAAACCCGTGTACAAGGTAAGGAAAGTCCTTAGTGATACCTCTGTGTACGCAGTAGTTCCGTCCTCCGCAAACCAGTTAGCTATATCTGAATACAACACGGAAACAGAGTCTCCACCACCTCCTCCTCTAAGGTGAGCCATTATCTCAAACCGATCAGATTTGTTAATAAAAACCGCATCTCCTTGCGGTAAATAAAACAAACGACCACCGTTGTCGTTATCTATTACAATATAATTTCCATCCGTAAAAATTCTCTTAGCCATTTCACAAAATTAAACAAAAAAAAGAGAGACGTTTCCATCCCTCCTTTTTATGAATATGAAGAAAAATATTCCTTAAGCTAATGCTTCAAGTTCAGTGATCGCAGCAGCGAAAGTGTTTGTAACAAAAGCACTTCTGTTGTTGTTTCTAACAACTAAGCAGCCTCTCCACTCACATCTAATTGTTCTGAAGTTCTTAGTGAAGTCATCTCCATCGTAACCGATTTCAATCTTCATTCCGTCTCTTTGAACTAATTCTGCTTTAGAGAAGTCTCCGATAACGAAGCTACCCGCTGGCACTAGAGTACTCTTGATAATTGGCACACCGTCAACAGTTAAGAACTGTCCTGAGTCTAGCAATCTACCAACATATCTCTTGTCAGAAGCACTCAACTTCTCTAACTTCAATTTCAATACATCCGTTGGGTGCATTAAGATTGCGTTAGGCATTGCGTTACCCTCCTGAGCGATTTCAATTTGAGTCATAGCTACCGCTAAAACATCTACCACGTTAGCGTTAACTATCGCAACAGAGCCAGCAACAGTAGCATCAAAGTCCGAAGCAACAGTAGTAATACCTCTTAGGTTTGCACCAGTAGCATCACCGCTATAAAGACCAGACTCTACGGCTTTAAGAACCTCTTGAACAAGTTCGTTGTTTACCTCCTGAGAAACGATAGCACCTTTAGCCAACATCTCGTCAGTAACTTTGATATAGGCAGTTGTTTTCTTAACTGTCTCTGAACCTACAGTCCATTCCATATCAATTTGGTTCTTAGCAGCAGCCTCAGCAGTCTGACCAGCAGCTCCTTCAGATGTACCTTGATATACCCACTCCACCTTGTCAGAGCTAGTTGATCTAGCAGACATTAAGTTAAGCAACCTAACAGTTCTGCTAGGATTTCTATTGAAGCCCTCTAGTCTGTCAGCTTGCGGAATATCACCAGCAGTGATAGCGGAAGAGGTAATGTTACCTACCGCCTTTAATTCCATTTTGAATCCTTTTTGGTTGTCACCAGAAGCAACCTCCTTAATCTTTGCATCATTTTCAAGGAAAGCGTTTTTCAACGACTCAGCGAAAGAAAGACCTCCTTTTGATTCTTCAATAGTTTTTGAAGCCTTAGCAGCCTTCACTTCCATATCCGCAACTCTAGACTCTAAGCCCTTAACAACCTCCGCTTCCGCAGTAGCATTTTTAAGTTCGCTGATAAGCCCCTCAATTTCAGTCTTAAGACTGCCCGTAGCGTCTTTGACCCTGCCGTCCATTTTGGCGACTAATTCCTCTAATTGTTCTTTGATTTCCATTTCTTTAATTTTCTTTGTCTTAAAGTGATTTGATAAAATTTTGTAATATATTCAAATCCTTAGCTCTGGCTTTAGCTTCCTCGACTTCGGCTGAGTGATCTTCGTTAATCGGCTCAGTGATTTCCCTTAGTGCTAGTTCCTTTAAGGACTTAATTTCAAATTCAACTGCCAAACCTAGTTCATCACTAATGTTTGACTTTACTAAACTATTCAACGCATCAAACCTTTCTGTTAGGTATTTGTTGATAAGTACTTCTTTACTTTCGGCTGTTTTAACTTCATTTATAAAAGCTAAAGGGTTGGCGGCTAAAGTAACCGCAGAAATCTCGTACAACTTAACCTCTTTGATATAGTTGACGGATTCAGATTTATTAAACTGCTGCTTTACAGTAGCAAACCCAACAGAGTTCTCCGTAAGCACACCAGCCTTAATCATCTCAAAAACATCTCTACCTAACCTAGTTTTGATAGCCAACTTAGCCACAAACTCTAACCCCTCGTTTGTCTCCTTAAGTTCTTCCATCGTTCCTACTGGTTGATCCAGTCTGTGTTGATACAAATACTTAATTCTTGATCTGTTCTCTTGAATTGTTTTTGCGAATGCCCCTTTCTCTATAATATCACCGTCCGAGTCAATATTGCCAAATACAGAACCCAAGCCCTTAACGATACCCTTCTCTTCGTCAATATCACCAATACTCTGTGCACTTTTAAAAATTAATTCGCTCATAGCACAAAGATATATAATTTTTTACTTGCGTTTTTGAATTTAATTTGCTATATGCCAAGTAGAAACTGATTGAGGGAATTACTGTTTGGCTGATTGGCTGAATAAGGCATAACTAGACTCCTACAACGGCAATTAACAACTTCACCAGCAACGTTGCCGCCAAAGGCTTGCGGATCGGCTGGAAACCTCATTAACACATCTCCAACCCTATACAACTGATTTAGGGGGATTGGTTTTTGTGCTGCCACACTTCTGTGATTAAACCTAACCCTCTCATCACCAACAGATATCCACCGCTTATAAAGACCTCCCTCCGTAAACATACTAGTAGCAGTTGCCTCTATAATTGACCCAGCAGCACCGTTTGATTCAGTTCTAGCTAGTCGGTTTGACATCCCCTCAGCAGCCCCTAGAATATCCTCCTGACTCTCTAGCGATACAATAGCTTCTCTGCGCCTATCTATCGTAGACATTAAGGCTGGTACAATAGCAATCGCTCTGTTCCTAGCTAATATTTCTGGAGAACCTCCGTAGACGGTGTTTATTTGCTCCTCACTCAACGAACTCATCTGCCCGAAGCTACTTACATACCAAGGTCGGTAAAGTCTGTCAGCACCGCTATAAACGTCTGATATGAGAAGGAACAGAATTGACTCTATTTCCCCTCTAGCCGATTCATTAATTAAGTCGTCTGTGCCACTAGATAGTATGTCGAATATTCTTAAATAGGCTATCATAGATTGATCCTTAGAATACTCCTCTAATGCCAGCAACAATCTGTCGTAATCTGAATTGAAAGAAGCCTCCATTTGTTCAACAGAGGCTTGCTTGGTGTAATATTTTAAAGTAGTTCCCTTCATTCCTTACTCTCTTCTTTAGGGTTGGCTAGGTTTTCTTTTACTGCGGAATCTAGACTAGCCAAAGTTTGTAAATCCATATTCTTCATTGGCATTAAGTTCACTGGAACGAAATACTCATTCATCTGA